ATTGACCAGCATCGACATTGGCGCATGGGTGCGCATCGCCTGCGCCAGACCGGAGATATCGGTGCGCAGCGTGTCGATCTGAGAGCCGGCCAGATCGAGGCGCTTTTCGACCAGCGTCAGGCGCGTGTTCAGGCTCTTGAGCGAGAGCAGCCGGTTGGCGGCGATCATCTCGATCGACACGATACCGGTTGTGTCCAGCGTCACGTGCGCGATGCCGAGAACATTCGCATCAAGTGCGGGTGGCTGTGGGTCGACGTTCTCCTGACCAGCGACACGGTCCACGTAAGCCACGCGCCGGCTCTCGGTCGCGACAACGCGGGCTTCCGTGGTGCGTGTCACAGGGTCAAGCAGGAAGGTCCGCGGCTCCGTGTTGGTATCAACCGTGTTGCCCCAGACGACAACGGTAACAATCCGCTTGGTCACAGCCGGCAGAAGCGTCGACAGATCAATAGGCACGCCACCTTCGTCATCACGGGCAAAGACCACGCCATCACGATAGTACCGACCAGGAGCGACGGTGACCTCCGCAGGGCCGCTTTCGACCACCGAGAACTGGATGTAGCCCGGCTGGTCGGTGATCGCGTCCTTGACCACATGGTCGAGCGATGCACGCGGGAACTTGCCGAAATTGTCGAAGTCGGTCGCGGTGACGATCTGGTTCTGCTGTACTTTGACGATGCGTTCGGTCATCGGGGTGTCCTCAGAGGTGGTTCGGAGTGCGCGCGTTGAGCGCGCGGGGCTGATCCAGGCGACGGCCTTGGCCGAGCGTGATGGGGCGGGTGGTTTCGAAGCTGACGCGGATCTGATCCGTGAACCGTTTGGAGGCCGTCACGGCATCCATGACGAACTCGACATGAGACAGATCTTCTGCGAGCGCCGCGTCTTCGCCCACGTAGGATGTCTCGACGACGAAAGACGAAAGCTCCGGGAGGTAGCCTTCCGCGCGGATGAGCATTTCACCCCGTTTTCTGGGGAATGAGACCCGAGTGACGTTGGCGAAGGACATGGCATCGACAATCGGCGCTGCCACCGATGGCTCGTGCAGATAGAGCACGTCCGCCAGCAGCGCGCTGCCGTCATTCGCGCCGGCGAAGCCAGTATGAGCCGCATCCATGCTCGCGAAGAACTGCCCTCTGCCGTTGCCGATATCGCTTTCGCGATAGAAGCGGACGTCCAGCGGATCGTAGCCGATCGGAACCGATGTCAGAGACAGTTCGCTCTGCTCGCGCACATAGGTGCTGTCGACCCGGTAACTGAACACTTGCGGCTGGGTTTCGGCGGCATCGGCAAAATCATTGCCGGCGGCTCCGTCATCTGCGGCAAGCCCGAAGCTGCAGGAGCCAGGGATCACGACGCGCTCGAATTCGGTCGCGTTTCGCAAAGTGCGCGCTGACGTAACAGTCACCACCCGCAACGGCTCGTCTTCGGCGTCTGCCGTGCGACGTAGCAGCGCGCGGCGGCCGTAAAGAGCAGGCCCGTCATTGATGCCGGGCGCATCCACGTCGACGGCGCAAACATCGGCAAAGCATCCGGCCGGAGCCAGCCATTCGCCCTGGCTGTGGCCGAGCGTGATGCGAAGCCGAGGCATCAGCGAGATCCATCCGTCCCATTGCTCCTTGGACAGATCCGGTGCTGCGAAGAACCCGCCGGGAGGCGTCAGAGTTTCGACCAGTTCGCCATCGGCGATCTCGATGTAGCGGCGATGCCCTTCCTCGGTCGTCTTGAAGTGATGATCCTGGGGAGCGCTGTCGATGACCGAGCGCTTTTTCTCGGCCAGCCAGTCTTCGTTCCAGATGTCGACCGACCGTTCGAAAGCGAGAAAGGAGAGCAGATGCTCCGGGCAGTCCCAGGGATTGCGTGAGCGCCTTATGATATCGTCATCGAGCGCGACCCAGCGTTCGCCGGAAGTGGTCTCGATTGCGCGCTCGAAAGGCGTTGTTTCTGCACGAAGGATGGTGGCGACATCAGTCATGATGCACCTGCACATTGACCGTAATGCCGGTGCAGACAGCCAGTTCCCCATCGCCCATCACCACATCGGAGAAAGGAGCGTCGACCACGACGCGATCGACCGGACCGACCGTCGCCGCTGCAATGATCGCCGAAAGAGGCACATCGCGGGCCGGCACGCGTCGCGCCGCAGCCATGGCGGCAAGGCTGTCTTCGGCGGTGGAACGGACGGACGCCGGATCAGGACCAGGCCTCACAAATACGGTCACGGCAATCGTGTAATCGTGCCGCGTCACCGAACTGACAGAGAGGACGTCCGTGAAAGGCTTGACGTCTTTGCGGGTCATGTGCGCCCGGACCTTGTCGACCAGAGGAGCAGATGCCTCCGCGCCGCCATCGCGCGCCTGGATGGCGATCTGAACACTGTCGTCGCTGGCGACCCAGAGGTCGGCATTGAGGACGCCGACATCCGACGACAGCGCATGAAACAATAGCCCGCCTTCCGTGCCGGCCGTGGCATAGGCCTCAGGCGCAAGCAAAAGCCGTCGGCGGTATTCCTCATCGCGCTCCATCACGGCCGCCGCACCTTCCGACGCTGGCACAATGGTCCGGCGCAACATCAGGTCGCGGTGAGAAACAGGAAGATGCAGCGACGATGTCAGGCCAAGATGATCGAGATCAGATTTTGTCGCGAAGGCGATCAGGCCCGATTTGACTGCGTCATTGATGCGCGCATAGGCCAGCAGTTCCCGGAACGCGTCCGCGCGCTCCACGATGATCGCCGGATCCGTGAGCAGGCTTTCGACATCAAAACCGATGTCGGCCTCATCGAGAAGTTCGACAAGACGAGCCTTTCGCTCGGCCATGATGACTTCGAAATCGATGCCTTGGATGGCGAGCGGCGCGCTGTAGCGTGACAGGTCCAGGGTCTGTGACGAGAATGCCGACATCAATTGATTCCGATCTTCCGGTTCATGCCGCAACTCCGGTCAATCTGTTGAAGCTGATGGCGGCGATCGCAGTGTCGGGGATGGCGATGTCGTAGTTCCCGAAACGGCCTTCGGGATAATAGGTGCCGGCATATTTGAGCCCGAGCGTGCCGTCGCGCGTGACGCGAACCAGGCGCAGGTTTGAGATCCGGTATTCGGGTTCGAATGTGTGGGCCGCGACCACCAGAGAACTGTAGATCTGCAGAGCCAGGCCCGGCGTGATGTCCTCGGAAAGATGCCCGCGCACGTCAGATCCGAAGTCGAGCGCCATGACGAGTTCCAACAGTCGCGTTGTCCAGATGACGCCGAGCGACTGATGCACATGCGCAACCCCGCGCAACACCTTTCCAGTGTGGCGGTTGATCCCGGTTCTGTAGCGGACAGCGCGCATGCGTGAGACGATCCTTTACTCGGTTTCCGGCGCAGGCGGGGTCGTAGCGGGCTCGATCGAGCCCATGCGGAGCTCGTGGTCGGCTTCCAGCTCGCCGAACGTGACGATGTCACCAGCCTTGGCGCGCTTTCCATTGACCTTCGGTCCGGCCATGTCCGTCACCACGAAGTCACGCGGCCATGGGCCTTGAGGCGCTTTGGGTGCGGCTGGTTTTGCTTTACGTGCCATGCTGTTTTCCTCAGGTTGCTGAAACGATGCCGGAGCCTTCGACGATCGGCCAAAGGCCTGCGCTGGATCCGGTCTCGACCAGGACGCGATCGCCGACGCGCGCGACCTTCTCGCCGCCTTCACCGCCGAGCGTGACGGTCTGGGCATCGATATGAACATTGTCGGCGGTCAGCCGGTGGCCGTCCTGCTGGATGGTCCAGCGCGCCCCAGACGCAAATTCGATGACGGCCTCGGTGTCCTTGTCGGACGGCGGATTATGATCCTGGTCGTAGGTGGCCCATTGCGCCGAGGAACCAGCGCCGATGGTGCCGGACTGCGAGGTCAGCAACATCTGCTCGTTGTCGGCCGGCACGGCGTGGATCTTGAGCGTTCCTGCGCCCTGCTGCTGCCAGCGCACAGGCGGCGAAAGCACTTCCTCGCCTTTCGCATCGGTTCCGAGGATCAGGCGCACGGTGCGCTTTTGCAGATCCTGGCTGCCCGGCTTGACCTTGCCCGGCAGGAGCGTGGTCGCAAGCCGCCGGTCGAGCTTCTGGACCTTGCGGTGCAAAGTGCGAAGTTCCGAGGAGATGAGCCTGCTCACGGGTCCATCTCCTCGATCCCGGCGTTCTCAACCAGGGCGCGGATCTCGGCAGGGATGTCGCCATCCTCGAACAGGACCTGCTCGTCTTCGGTTTCGCTTACGGTAGGCGCAAGGCCAGGGAACGGAGGCTCGCCGGTTTCGATCAGCTCCTGGCTCCAGGTCACTGCATAATAGGCGATGCCCTTGGCGAAGGATCTGGAGGTGAACAGCGGCTTGAACTCGGGCGCGCTGGGCAGTCCGATGTTCATGAGCCCCCAGGCGGCTTCGTCTTCGTCGCCCAGCACCCGGATCAGAAAGCCGCCGATCGCATGGCCGACGCTCTCGCGCTCGAACCGCCTCTTGGCCGCATTGTCAGCCCGATCCTCGACCACGACATAGGCCGTCCAGTCGATCTGCAGCCCAAAGCCCGAGGCGATGTCCTCGACGGTGCGGATGCGGCTCCAGCCGATGGCGATGCCCGGCGTCTTGACGATGTCCTCGGTGACCACATCGGAGATATCGAGCTTGCCGGGATGCGAGCGGACGGCAACATCGGGCAGAAGCGCCCGAAGGCGGGCGACGATCGCCGCCTTGACTTCATCGACACGGTTGGTGGCGAGCAGCGCATTGAGCGTGGTCGGCTCGATCATTGCAGCGACCCTCCCAGAACATCGGTGATCAGCTCCTCGATCTCGGCCTCATTCTCCGATGACAGGCCGACAAAGGGCCGCGCCGGGATGGTGACCTTCGATGCGCCCACGGTCTTGCCGCCGATCTGGAAGATCAGTGCCCTGGCGTTTTTCGGCACGATCGTCATGCCGTCCTGGTGAACATGGGCGTGCTCCCAGGTGGCTCCCCATTCGGCCATGTCGGGTGAGGCTTCAGAGGCGATCGACTGCAACAGATGCTGGCCGGTCTGAAGAAGGATCGACGTGCCCTCGTTGTTTGGCTTCCAGGCCGATCCATCCGGCGCTGTTTTCTCCTCCGAGATCCTGCGCCGCGTCTGGCTCTCGCCAAGGGCCGCAATGCCGGTCATCAGTTCCGATGGATCGAAGTCGAAGATCGGCTTGAGGCGATTGAACACCTTGTCGAAATCATCGCTCTCGATGATGATCGAGATCCCGCCCATCAGATCCGCCCCAGCCGATTGCGCGTGAACATGCGCTCGGGCGCGGTCATCACCACTTCGTTCTGGTCGATCGATCCGGCAGGATCGGAGCTGTCCGAAGACCCGGCTCCGACCAGGCTCAATGCGCCCTTGCCCGACGCGATGGCTTCAAGCCGCTTGATCGTTGCCTCATAGCGCTCCTTGATCGTGTCCGATGATCGGGAGAAGGCGAGCGCGATCCGGTAGAGCGCGATGTCCATGCAGTAGACCTTGACGATCGTCAGCGAGGTCTCGTCGAGATTGGCGAGATCCGCGGTCGAATAGCGCGCCTGCAGGATGGCGATGATCTCGGTGGTCGCGTCATCGAGCGCCAGATCGATCCGGCCATCATCGCGCAGGCCGGTGTTCTCGTCGGCCGCGAGCAATGTCAGCTCGGACGGGTACCGGGCTTCGAGATCTCCAAGGGCTGCAAACGGCGCGACCATGATGGCAATTCATCCTTTCGGGGCTAGGGCGAACTCAGGCTTTTGCCGGCCTGCCGTCTTCGAACTCGCCTTCGACCGCGCTGAAGCGCTTGAGCTCTTCAAAGCCGGCGCGGTTGAGCGTGATCCGGTCGC